CTGCGGAGTATCATCATCTCCGTTTGCAATACCAACGACAATAAGCGGTAATATTTCAACGAGCGGAGTTAAGACATTTTATTTCAATCCAACAGCTACAGATTCTGTCGTTGCTTTCTGGCCTAGCAATTTATCTAGCACTGTAGTCATAGACAACATCAGCGTCAAACAAATCGCAGGCAACCACGCCTTCCAAGCCACCTCCGCTAACCGCCCGATACTGAGTGCGCGTGTGAACCTATTAACTAAGACGGAGGATTTTAGTGATGCGGTTTGGATTAAAGGTGGAGGATGTACTGTTACTGGAGCTAATATATTAAATCTTCCTAACCTAAATAGTTATGTTCATCAAGCTAATGCTTTAAATATTGTTGTCGGTTTAAGTATAACTGTAAACATAACATTAAGTGGCACAGGGACTACTAGGCAATGGTTTAATTTATATGGCACAAATGGAAATAGTTTTGTTGATGGGCCGGCAATAACTTTAAGTGATACCCCAACTGTTTACTCCTACAAGATAACCTCGTCAGTAGTAAATCAAAATATTAGTATCTATATTGGTAGGGGTTTTTTAGCAGATACTACTACATTAACCGTAGGTAAAGTTGACCTACGCCCCACCAACGCAGGCGCACTACTACCACCTTATCAACGTGTCAACACAGCATCAGACTACGACAGTGTAGGATTTCCGCTGTATCTCAAGTGTAACGGTACATCCAGCGCAATGTCTACTAACTCCATTGACTTTACGGCTACGGATAAGATGACTGTGGTGACTGGGGTGCGGAAGTTGGTGGATGCAGCTAATATGTTAATGGAGTTATCGTCAACATCAGCACACGATAGTTTTTTTTTAACATCTCCATACTCATCAAGTAATTATGGTTTCGGAACGGGTGGGGGAGCTGTTCTTAATTCATCATACACAACTCCAAGCACAAATATTATATCTAACTCAGTTGATAGAGTTATTGATGGGTTGCAGCTTACTTATAATAATATGAGGGTTAATGGTAGTACGCCTACAACTAGAGCAACTTCTGGAAATACTACTATTGCTGGGTCTCAAAACTTCGGTAACTACCCACTCTACTTATTTGCACGAGCAGGCACAAGTCTACAATTCAACGGCCAATTCTACGGTGCTGTAATCCGAGGCGCACAATCTGACACAGCCAGCGTTACTCAAACCGAGAACTACATGGCGACTAAAACAGGAATCACTTTCTAATGACAAATTTCACCAACTGCACGATTATCGTTTTAGCCGCAGACAGAACCAAAGCGCAAGACGTAACGACTGACCAGTACTTTAACGCACAAGCTAGTTCAGATGGACAGCTTCCAGTGACACATTACTTTACATCCGGCCCATTCAGCAATGACGAAGTGGATGCCATCGTAAATACAGCTTGGCCTAAATGGGTGCGCTCAGACGATTGGCAATCAGCGCTGTCAGGCTTGGGCTTAGTGCAGGTTATACCTGAGATTGATCCGAGTGTTGTTTTAACTGTACCAGCTGAGGAAGCTATCTAATGGCGTTAGTCGTTGAAACTGGCACAGCATCAGCAACCAGCGAAAGCTTTAGTAGTGTAGCGGATGCGTTGGCCTATTTCACAGCGCGTGATAATGCTGCATGGTTGGCTTTAACGACAGCACAACAAGAGGTAGCATTACGCAAAGCCACTGATTACATGGAGGCGGTGTATTCGCAACGATGGGCAGGCACTCGCACGACATCAACACAAGCGTTGTCGTGGCCTCGTTACAGTGTATTCGTGAATGGCTATGTCACGTCTAGCAGTGCGGTGCCAAGAGCCATTGTTAACGCTTGCTCAGAGTTAGCATTAAGAGCGTCAGCCGGTGAATTATTAAGCGATTCGACACAACAAAAAACCCGAACCAAGGTGGATGTGATCGAGGTTGAATTTGATAAATACTCGCCACAGTCTACACAGTATTTAGCCATCACCGCATCATTAGCACCTTACTTTGAACTAGCCTCTAGCGTTGAACGAAAGGTAGTCCGTTGAGCTTTTACGCTGACATGGCAACGATAGCAGACAACACCCTGAAAGACTTGGGGCAGATTGTCACGCTCACGACTAAAACAGTGGGTGCTTACAATCCAGCGACAGGCAATGCAGCAGTCACGATCTCAACGCAACAAGTTAAAGCGGTCGTGTTTCCGCGCGGCACCAAAGATATTGATGGCACATTGATACAACAAGGCGATCAAAAGTTATTACTGTCTATGGCAGGGGTAACAGCGCCGCACTTGGATGATACGGTAACGATAGGCGCTACGACTTACACGATTACTTTTATCAAGCTACTCGCACCCGCAGGCATCAACGTGCTGTGTGAGTGCAATATTAGAGGTGTGTGATGGCGGGTAATTTTGCACTAGATATCAGCAGGTTTGTTAATCGCACTCATAGCAACGTGGATCTGGTGACTAAGAAAGTCATCATTAATCTAATGCGCTCAGTGGTCAGAAAGTCGCCTGTTGGTAATCCTGAGATCTGGGTAACGTTGCACAATGGGCAGTATGTTGATTATGAATCGGTACACGGTATCAGTAGTTATGTGGGTGGACGTTTCAAAGCTAACTGGCAATATGACAACGGATCTATGCCTAGTGACACACTTGACGCTATTGACGCAGACGGTAGTTCAACGCTGACTCGTATGATTGGCGAAATACCACAGCAGGCATCGGGAAAGATTCACTACATCGTCAATAATTTACCTTACTCGATACGTCTTGAGAATGGTTGGTCATCACAATCGCCTAGTGGGATGATTGGCTTGACCATATCAGAGTATCAAGGAATTGTTAGACGTGCAGCTCAAGAGGTTAATCCATGAGCATTTCCGCTATTCGTAGCACTCTGGAATCAGCGCTTGACGGCATGACACCACCACTGGCGACAAGCTGGCAGAACGTGCCATTTACGCCGGTAACGGGTACACCTTATCAGCGTGCAAGTTTGCTATTGGCTGAACCCGACAATCAAGAGTTCGGGGCAAGCTTTCAGGAACAGGGCTTTTTGCAGGTAGATTTATGTTATCCACAGTCGGTCGGTTCTAACGCAGTTGAAGTTCGGGCTGAATTATTACGCACGACTTTTAAACGTGGAATCTCATTGGGTAGCTTAACCATTACCGCAACACCAGAAGTAAAACCAGCTTACAACGATGGGGATCGATATGTCATCCCCGTCAGAATTCGTTTTCACACTTACATTTCGGTATGATTATCTTTGTAATCAATAAGTTATATTGTTTTTTGTGCTATAATAAGCAAGCCTTAATAGCGTGGACAACACTATTAAGGCTCTAATCAATCAGACCTTAGGAGTCATCATGCTTAATACAATTTTACCATCAGAAAGTGGAATATACGCAATAAGAAACACAATAAACAATAAGGTTTATGTTGGGCAGTCTGTAAATATAAAAAAAAGAATACAGCAGCATTTTAGTGAATTAATAGATGGTCATCACCATTGCTTTCATCTGCAATCGGCATTTAATAAATATGGTGCTAATTCATTTGAAAATAAAATATTAGAGTTATGTGGAAAAGAAATAATAACTATAAGAGAGCAGTATTGGATGGATTCATTTGGATCATTACAAACTTATAACACTGCTAAAGCGGCTGGCTCTCCTTTAGGAATAAAAAGATCTAAAGAAAGCAGAGATAAGATGTCACTTGCAAAGATAGGTTTAAAGGCAAGTGATGAGACAAGAAAAAGAATGAGTGAATCTCAAAACATCCTAAAAGAAATTAAAAGCAAAAAAGCTAAAGAGCAATGGGCAAATCCTGATGCTATTGCTCATATATCAAAAGTCAGAAAGGGACGAATAACTACTGATGCAACAAGAGCAAAGTTAAGTGATGGTCTACTGGAAAGATGGAGTAATCCAGAATATAAGATGAAACTATCTGCTAAGCAAAAAATATCACAATTAAAAAACGCTGAAATCCAATCAGCTATGATGAAAGAAAAATGGGCTAATCCTGAATACAGAGAAGCCATGATGATTGCTAGAAGAAAGAATAAATAACAACCTAAACTAAATGAAATAAGGAAAAAAAATGATAGCTCAGGGTATAAATAAAATCGTTGCGATTAAAAAGCAATCAGCACTGGGAACGCCTGCTACAGGCACAGGTGCAACTGCTTTACGTCGCGAACAATCTAGTACGAATCTTAAAAAAGAAACGTACGCTAACAATGAAATTGCAACACATCAGCAAAGTACTGGTAAGACTCACGGTGTGCGCTCGGTTGATACATCGCTAAATGGCGTGTTATCACCTGGCACTTACTCAGCGGTTATCGGTTCAATTCTGCGTCGTGACTTTGCAGCCGTAACCGCGATTGCTTCACAGACTATTACATTTGGTGGGGCGGCAGGTGCGTGGACTGCGACAGGAACGGGCTTCCTAGCCGGTGGTCTTAAAGTTGGTGGCGTTTTTAGAATCACCACAGGCTCAGTCACTGCCAACAACAGCCGTAACTTTTTAATTACCGCGGTCACTGCCAGTATCATCACTTTTATTGCTTTAGATGGCGCGACTGTATCATCTGGTGCAAGTACCACTTGTGTTACTACTTTAACCGGCAAGCGTACTTACGTGCCTGACACCGGACACACTAAAGACTATTACACGTTGGAAGAATGGTATGGCGATTTGAGTGTATCTCAAACTTATACCGACATCATGTTTGGCAAGTTGGATTTTGGTCTACCGGCTACCGGTAACGCCACTATTGCTATCACTGGTGCGGGTCTTGATCGTCCTGTTTCAACAAGCACTCGCGTTTTCACAACACCGACTGAGTCAACCACTAACCCAATCGCTGCAGTTAACGGTGTATTGATTGTTAATGGTGTCAAGGTGACTAACATCACTGGCTTAACCATTTCAGTTGACGGTAAAGCAGCAAGCATGGGCGCTGTCGTCGGTGCTAACGTATCACCTGATATTCAACGTGGTGCAATCGAAGTATCAGGCTCATTCACTGCCTTGTTTGATGCAATGACATTGTCGGATTTATTCAACGCTGCCACTCAGATCGCTCTAGTTGCTGTCATCACTGACGGCTCTGCGGCTACGGCTGACTTTTTCACTATCACGCTACCAAGCATTACATTAGATGGTGACAGCAAAGATGATGGCGACAAAGGCATAGTAGGCACTTATCCGTTCACAGCCCGTATTTGTGACTCCACAGTGGGCGGTACTGCATTGGCATATGACCGCACCATTATTTCAATTCAAGATTCTGAGTAATAAATAAACAATTCGTGGCTTAAATCTAAGCCACGAAACCTTAACTTTTAAGAGATCAACATGGAATTATCAGCACTTGATTTATCAACAACAAGCGAGCAGGGCTACGAGTTTGAATTTATCCCTGAAGCAACCGGCATTGGTGAGGGTTTTTACATCACAGTGTTGGGCAAACACGCTGACACTGTAAAAGAGTGGACCCGTAAAGCGGTTAACAACATGCGGGATCGTGAACGGATGTTGGCAAAGAAAGGCAAGGACGACTATCGCAAGGTGGAAGAAGATGAAGCCTTTGGTGTACAGCTGGCGGCAACGACTATCATCGGTTGGAAAGGTCTGAATGATGGTGGTAAGCCGGTGGAGTTTTCCAAAGAAATGGCATTGCACATCTGCAAGGTAAATCCAGAAGTCAGGGATCAAGTCAGTGCAGCATCGGATCTAATGTCAAATTTTATTTCGAGCAAGTAACAGAGTTATTGTTATTTGCCGAGAATGAACTGGCACTAAGTGAAAAACAAGGGGATGGCGCTTCATTGCGTCATCACCTTGAGGCACTACAAAGACAAACGGGAGTAACGCCAGAGCAGTTAATAACAGTGCCTTTTCCAGAGACACTAGAGTTTATCTGGCGGGATTTTCTCGAACTGAACGACGCAAGAACGAGCAACGGGTACACCGTGAACCCGATTAGTTATTTAGAGCTTGACGCATGGAACCGACTAATGAATAAACAAGTCACAGCGCAAGAAATCAGCATCATGAAACAGTTAGACGCTGTTTTTATGAATCATTACCAAAAGCAACAGGCGGCCACGAAATGACTATGGATATTGCAACACTCGGTATTAGAGTTGACGCGACAGATGTGCGTGGTGCTACTGGTGATCTTGATCGTTTGGGTGGTGCAGCGGGAAGAACATCAACGTCTATTAGTGCTACTGAAAGAGCGGCAAAGTTATTAAGTGTTGCTTTTGCTTCGATAGGTGCGGCAGCTTTAGCGCGTGACCTTCTCAAAACTATTGAGCAAGTTCAAAACCTTGAGGTTAGATTAACCGGACTCACTAAGAGCGCTAAAGATTATGCAGAGACTCAAAAATACCTAACTGATATTTCAAAGCAGCACCACAAAAGCAATCTTCAATTACAAGAAAGCTTTGCTGGATTATTAGCCATTGAGCAAACCGGCATTATTACCCGTCAGCAATCAAAACAAATACTAGAGGGTATGAGTAACGCGCAAAGTAAAACAGGCGCAAGTGCTGATGCACTCAAGCAGTCAACCCTCGGATTATCACAAGCATTGAGCATGGGAACGCTGCAATGGGAGGAAATGAAGCAAGTTACAGAACCCATACCAGGCTTATTAACTAAGATTGCAGAAGCGGCTGGCTATACTGGCAAAAGTGCAATAGGTGACTTTAAAAACGTAGTGAGTGCCGGGCAAGTAACGTCTGATATGTTTGGTCGGATTATGGTTGATGCGCTCAGTTCATATCAAGGCGCAGCAGAAGCAGCCGGTGATACCCTAACCGCAAAATATGCCGATATTGGCAATGCGTGGACAGAACTTGCCAAGGCTATCGAAGAACCCGTTGTTAATGTTATCTCGCCAATATTAGAGTTAATCACTGAGCAGATTAATGGACTGGCTCAAGATTTAAGAGAACTTAACGACTTTTATAATCAAATAAAATCAGCCGCAGGCTATAACACGGGGGGCGCTCCTGATAACGGCATGGCTGTTAATCTAACAGGTAGAGCAAAACCACCTGCACAAGCCGATCAATCAAAAACAGACTCAGCCGCAATTCGGGCAGAGATAGAGGCAACCGCCGCAAGCACTAAAGGTAAAAAAGCACACAAAGAGGCAATGAGCGAAGAACAAAAAGCCATTATTGCTTTAGCTAATGCCTATGAAAATCAAATAAGCACATTACTAAGATCAATTGCTTTAGAGGGTAAATCAAGCGCTACAGCAGCCGCTGAATACGACGTACAGAATGGTGCATTAAAAGGCTTAACAGAAGCTAAAAAGTTGTATTTCTTACAGCAAACAGCGATCTTGCAAAATAAACAGCTTGAAACAAAAGCCCATGAGTCTGAAAAGTCAGAGCTTGACTCACTCATCGACAAATACAACCAGCTAACCCTATCAGCACGCGATTACAAACTAACACAGCTTAATGCCCAGGGTATTACCGGCACCGAACAAGCACCAATTATGGCGCAGTTTGACAAGAACGCAGGCGCAGAAGCCACTAAGAAAGCCACCGATGATGCCACCGCCTCACTCGATGCTTATAATAAAAAGCTGGATGATGCTAATACCAAAACATCTGATTTAGGCGCGGTGACATCAGCCATATTCGATGGAGCGCTAGGCGGCATTACTGCTATGGCTGGGGCATTTGATGCAATGGTTGCCTCAATAGATGCCAATACAAAAAAACTACAAGAAAACGCAGACGCTAAGAAGCTAAACGAAGCAACTGTTGATCCAGTTAAAAAAGCTGCTAACTTTGAAAAGTACGCCAAAGCTGAGGCTAAGTTAAATAATGACAACGTCAAAGCCAGCTTAACCGGTGCTAGTCAAATGGCAGGTGCGGCTTCTCAGTTGTTTGACAAGAAATCATCAGCCGCAAAAGCCTTTCATAATATAGAAATTGGTTTATCGGTTTTGCGTCTTGCGATGGACATAAAAGAAATAGCCTCCTCGATGACAAAGACAGCCGTTAAAACAGCCGAGGGTGCCTCAACCATGTTTGCCCAATCTGGCTGGCTTGGTTTTGCCGGTGTCGCTGCGATGATGGCAGTAATGGCAGGGCTAGGCTTTGCATCAGGTGGCGGTGGTGGTTCTGCTACACCACCCAAGTCAAACGATGGCACCGGCACAGTGCTGGGCGATTCATCGGCTAAGTCAGAATCACTGGCTAAGACTAACGATCTACTTAAGAATATTCACGCTTCTGAATATGTCGAATTGCGTGGCATTAATGCAGGCGTTAATAATCTTAGTAAATCAATTTTAAACACGGTCACACAGCTTTTTCAGGGCGGTGGGTTGTCAGGTGTTTCGCTGACTCAAAGTGATGCGCTGACCGGCATATCAAAATCGCTTAATACACTGATGGCTATTGGAACCGGAGGGCTAAGTATATTGGTTTCTAAGATACCGCTGATCGGTGGCATATTCGACAAAG